GTTAACTGCGTGCTGGTCACGTTCGCGGAGTTTGCCTTGATCAAAGGCTGCACGAAGGCGGCGGTCACTCATGCAAGCAAGAGCCGAATCGCTGAGGCTGTTGTCGAGGAAGATGGCAAGCGTTGGCTCGATCGTGATCTTGCGCTGGAGCTGTGGCGGAAGAACACGCTGAAAAACAACAACGCGAAGGTGGATGAACCTGACCCGGTGGAGCCGCGGCCAGCTAACCCGCGAGAGTTGCGGCAGCGGTTGCAGGCATTGCCTGACGATGAGATTCCGGAGCTGAACGAAAGCCGCGCGCGGCGTGAGCACTATCAGGCGGAGCTGGCGAAGCTGGAGGTGGACCTGAAGCGGCGCGATCTGGTGCCTGCGGTGGATGTAAAGAAGGAGGCCTTCGCGATGGGGCGGAGTGTGCGTGAGGCGTTAGCGAATTTGGCGGATCGGCTTTCGCACCAGCTTGCTGGCGAGACGGATCCAGCGGCGATCCATCAGGTGCTGACGGAGGAGCACCGTGCGGCGCTGGTGGAGTTGGCTGATGGTTAATCCATGGCGCGCTGGCTTTATGGAGGGGCTACGCCCTGAGGAGCCGCTAACGGTTAGCCAGTGGTCGGACCGCTATCGGCGGTTGAGCAGCAAGGCCAGTGCGGAGCCTGGACCGTGGCGGACGGGAAGGACTCCTTACTTGCGGGAGCCGATGGACTGCTTGAGCAGCAGCAGCCCGGTGCAGCGGGTGGTGATGATGTTCGCGGCGCAGACGGGGAAGACGGAAGCGGGCAGCAACTGGCTGGGCTATGTGATCGACCATGCGCCCGGTCCGATGTTGTGCGTGCAGCCGACGGTGGAGATGGCGAAGCGCTTAAGCAAGCAACGGCTGGAAAGTTTGATTAACGAGACGCCATGTTTAGCGCAGAAGATCGCACCAGCCAGGAGTCGGGACTCGGGGAACACGATGTTCGCCAAGGAGTACCTCGGCGGGATCCTGCTGTTGACCGGCGCAAACAGTGCGACGGGATTGCGCTCAGCGCCGTGCCGGTATTTGTTCGCCGATGAGATCGATGCGTTCCCGAGCGACGTGGATGGCGAGGGCGATCCGGTGGCGCTGGCTGAACGGAGGACGACGACGTTTGCGCGGCGGAAGATCCTGCTGACCAGCACGCCAACGGTGAAGGACTTCAGCCGGATCGAGGCGGAGTATGAGCGGAGCGACCAGCGACGGTTCTATGTGCCGTGTCCGTGTTGTGGGGAGATGCAATGGCTGCAGTGGTCAAGGTTGAAGTGGGAGGAGCGGCGACCGGAGACGGCGAGGTATGAGTGCGAGAAATGCGGCGAGCGATTCGAGGAGGTGCATAAGCCACGGATGCTTGGCGCTGGTGAGTGGCGCGCGACGGCACCAAGCGATGGCAAGACGGCGGGCTTCCATCTGTCGGGTCTATATAGCCCGCTGGGATGGTGCAGTTGGGAGCAGTTGGTGGATGATTTCCTGCGTGCGAAGGGTGACGGTCCAGCGCTGAAGGCGTTCGTGAACACCCGGCTGGCGGAGACATGGGAGGAGGACTATGCGGCGGCGGTCAATGCTGAAGGTCTGATGACCAAGCGGCTGGCGTATGAGCCGGGCACATGCCCCGATGGGGTGGTGCTGCTGACGGCCGGGGTGGACGTGCAGGACAACCGACTGGCGGTGAGCGTGTGGGGATGGGGCGAGGGCGAGACCGGCTGGCTGGTGTGGCATCAGGAGCTGATGGGCGACCCGACGCAACTTGAGGTGTGGAAGCAGCTCGATCATGTGCTGGCCACCGGCTGGGCGACGGCTGGCGGGAAGGAGTTGAAGATCGCGCAGATGGCGATCGACTCGGGCGGCCACTGCACGCATGAGGTCTACAACTATGTGCGCGAGCGTGTGCGGCAGGGTGTGGTGGCCATTAAGGGCAGCAGCCGGCGGAACAGTCCAGCGGTGGGCAAGGGCAACAAGGTGGACGTGAACTGGCGCGGGAAGGTGCTGAAGAAGGGCGTGACGCTGTACCAGTTGGGGACAGACACGATCAAGACGACGCTGTTCGGGAGGCTGCGGCATAACGAAGCGGGCGGCAGCTTGAACTTCGGGATGGCTGCTGATGAGGAATACTTCCGGCAGTTGACCAGCGAACGGCAGGCACTGCGATATCACCGAGGGTTTCCGATCAGGGAATGGGTGAAAAAATCTGGTGATCGAAATGAAGCGTTGGATTGTGCGGTGTATGGCTATGCGGCGCTGTTGATTTACAGCCGGCGGATGAACCAGGCAACGATGTGGGAACAGTTGCGGCAACAGATGGAAGAAGGGAAGAAGGCACCGCTAAGATCGAAGAAGCAGCCCGCATCCCTTGGGGCTGCTAGTGGCTTCGTCAGCAACTGGTAGGCCGTGAACATCCCGAGCGAGATCAGAGCCGGCGACACGATCCAGTGGCGCGATGTTGAGGGCGTGGACAACCTCGGCAATGCGGTGAGCAGCTCGGATTACACGCTGACCTACTACCTGCGGTTCAACGCTGCTAGTGAAGGCGCGACGGTGGTCGGGACTGCATATGGCACCGGCTGGCAATTCAGTATTGCCGCGGCCACCAGTGCGGGGTTCGATGCTGGCACTTGGTACTGGCAGGCAGTTGCGACAAAGACGGGCAGCACGATCACGCTGGGCAGCGGCCAGTCGACGGTGCTGGCGGCGCTGAGCTACTCGGGCACACCGGCTGCGCTGGATGGGCGGTCGCAAGCGCAGAAGGATCTCGATGCGGTGCAGGCGGCGATTCGCGCGATCGTCTCCGGCGGTGTGGCGAAGGAATACACGATCGGCAACCGGAGCCTCAAGAAATACGACATGAAGGACTTGCTGGAATTAGAGAGCAAACTGAAGGCCGAGGTGAAGCGCGAGCAGATGGCGGACTTGATCGCCAACGGCTTGGGCAACCCCCACAACTTGTTCGTGAGATTCTGAGATGGGACTGAGGACTCGACTGTTTAGGGCGATGGGCTTCGAGCCGGTGCGGCCGCGGCAGCGTGCGTATCAGGGTGCGCGCGTTAGCCGGCTGACGGCGGACTGGGTGACCAGTGGCACCAGCGCCGATAGCGAGATCAAGTCGAGCTTCAAGAGCCTGCGCAATCGAGCGCGGCAGTTGTGTAGAGACAATGACTATGCGCGGCAGGCGGTCCGATCAATCCAGAACAATGTGATCGGGCACGGCATCCGGCATCAGGGACAAGTGCGGATGCAGCGTGGCGGCCGGTTGGATGAGACGGTCAATGGCCGCATCCATGAGGAATGGGAGCGGTGGATGCATAAGAGCCGCTGCGATGTGAGCGGCCTGCTTGGCTTCCACGATATGGAGCGCCTGCTGGTGCGCAGCTTGGCGGAATCGGGTGAGGTGTTCATCCGCATGATCAAGCGGCCATTTGGTGATAGCCGGGTGCCGTTCGCGCTGCAGGTGCTCGAGGCGGATTACTTGATTGATGACGATGTGCCGCAGGCCAAGGATGGGAACACGGTGCGGATGGGCATCGAGGTGGATCAGTACCTGCGGCCGCAGGCTTATCACTTCTATGCCAACCATCCTGGCGACACCTATGCGGGCAATGCACGGACGAATGGCCGCCGGATCCGGGTGCCTGCTGATGAGGTGATCCATCTGTTCATCCCGGAAAGGCCTGGTCAAACCAGGGGCGTGACATGGTTCGCCTCGGCGTTGATGCGGCTGCATATGTTGCAGGGCTATGAGGAGGCTGAGGTGGTGCGCGCACGGGCGAGCAGCGCACTGATGGGATTCATCAGCAGCCCTGAGGGCGAACTGGTGGGCGATGAGGTGTATGAAGGCGAGCGCGTCAGTGAGTTCCAGCCGGGTGTGTTCAAGTATCTGCAGCCGGGCGAGAGCGTGACGGTACCGGACCTGAACGCACCTGATGGCCAGCTTGAGCCATTCACCCGGTCGATGCTGCGTGCGGTGGCGGCTGGCGTTGGCGTCAGCTTCGAGAGCATCAGCAAGAACTTCTCAGAGAGCAACTACAGCAGCAGCCGGTTGAGTCTGCTGGATGAGCGCGATACGTTCCGCGTATTGCAGCGGTACATGATCGAGAACTTCCATCAGCCGGTTTTTGAGGCGTGGCTTGAGATGGCGGTGCTGAGCGGTGCGTTGAGCTTGCCTGGGTACGAGAGCAACCCTGATCGATATCGTGCTAGCCGCTGGGTGCCCAGGAGCTGGGATTGGGTGGATCCACAGAAGGAGGTGGATGCGTATAAGACGGCGGTGCGGTGTGGCTTCAAGACGCTTGGCCAGGTGATCGCTGAGCAGGGCGGCGATCTTGAGGATGTGCTGGTGGCGCGTCAGGCGGAGTTGGCAATGCTTGATGACTTGGACATCGTGACCGACACCGATCCGAGCGAAGTGACGGAAGGCGGTGCGGTGCAGGCTGCTATGCCGATGGGTGCGACACCGGCGTTCGAGGACACCGAGGCGCCAGTTGAGGATGAGGAGCTATCGGTGCTTGAGGATCCGACCGAGGCGCCTGAGGATTGATGGCAACGATCGAAGGGCAGGAGATCGACCTGATGCCCACCGAGGGCATGAAGGAGGAGGCGCAGCGCTATCGGGATTGGAAGGCTGAGGGGCGCGATGGCGGCACCGAGGTGGCGGCTAGGCGAGCCGGCCAGATCCTCGGCGGTGATGAGTTGAGCGCCGACACGGTGATCACGATGGCGGCATGGTTCGCCCGGC